TACAAGGATTCATTACTGTAGGTACTTCTAAACTTAGTATATGATTAGCCATAATTATATATTAAAAAAGGGGAGGAGTTTGAAACTCAGCTCCCCTTATTATTTTTAGTTTAATCCTAAATATTACGGTACACAAACTTCTAATGTATCAGGTTTGAAATTAGGATATGTAAGTGTAGGGAAATCATAGATTGGTTCACAATCTGTAACACAACCTTCAACTTCTACATCATAGTCACAACCAACACCACAGTTAATCAACCAACTCTTAACAAAATCTTGAAAATCTGTAATCGTACCACAAGTAATAATCTCTAACAAGTATTGCTCATTATCAAATGTACTAGATGGGTTATTAAAACGTGGAACATTGTGTTGTAAGAAGTATCTTGTATACAAAACATTTCTGTTAATGTAATCAAACACACTGTAACCTTGAGTAATCTCACGGATACGGAAGTCACTGTGGAAGAAGTTTTGTCTGTATTGTTCAGATAAAATTACATCTCTAGCTACTGACTCACCAAGACCCATTGCTTGTCTTCCTTGACATTCTGTGATAACACAAACACCATCAAAAGTACAAGGATCACCATTTAAGTCTACTTCAGAAGCATACAATCTAACTGGCTCAATTTCATAAAAGTCAGAAACTTGGAATGTACAGTTTTGAAATTTAGTATCTACATAAGCTCCATTAAGAACTAATCCAGCACATTCATCTTCAATATATCCTGGAGATACATAATGATCCCAAGTATCAGCAGGAACAGGAAGACTAGCTAAGAAATCAGGATCTGTTCCTGGTGCATACCAAGAGTTACCAAGTTGGTCAACTAAGATGATTTGCATGAATGGAGAAATAACTGGGTAGTTAGTAATAGCCTCAGCCCATTGTTTGAATATTAATGTAGAGTCAATTACTGTAGGAGCAATTGCACCATCAGGACAACATCCACCATATGCAGAAGCAATGATGTAAGAGTTGTGATTTAATAATCTTAATGCAGGAGAACCTTTAACATCAACACGTAATGTATAAGTTTCACCACAGAAAAATTCTTTACAACATTTTGCACCAATACCCGCAGTTACTGTGAATGTAGGTTGTGTACCTGTTTCACCATCAATAGGTGGAATTGGTTCACCAACAGTAGTTGTAACAACATTTCCAGTAACCCATCCTGTACCACCATTGACAATTTCTACAAAAGTAACAACATTATCTACTACAGTGATATTAACAACTAATCCAGAACCTGTTGCTGGAGCAGGATCAACTAAAAGAACATTTGTATATACACCATCTTCTAAATCGGCACCATCATTTGTAATAGCTAAAGATAAAGCTACATCATCTGTGTAAGCTGTATTACCAATGTGAATTACATTGTTTTGTGGAGTACATGGATCTACACGGTAGAATCTACTTACATACTTAGGATTGATTTCTTTAGACTTGTTAGTCTCTTTGTATCCTCCGTGGAAAGGACCAATTTTATCATTTTGATAAATTGAACCTGCAGCAAGTACAAGACTACAACATTTTTCTGGAGATACCGTTTGTAAAGCCCATGTTTTTGCATCTACAAATGCAAATTCTCCACCAGCAAGAATATTACCTGGTGTACCTAATTGCCCTGACTTAGTATTTACAAAACCATTTGTTCCCACAAAGGTTTTTCTAAAGGCATGATTAAAATAACTCATTTTGTTTTTGTTTTAGTTAATAAATATATAATATAATATAGTAAAAGTTTTTGAAATAACAAAATTTATTTCAAGAAAAGTAATTTATATTTTGTAGAGTTGATAGAATCCTTTACTAAATCTAGATTATTTACTATTTCTGAGTAAGGTAACATAGCTTGTAACTTGTTAACCATTGCATAGATATCTCTTAGATAAGCTACCCCGTCTGCTACTGTATCAAGAGTTCTAGGGTTAGTTTCCTGATACTTTAATATTTTTTCTGCAGCACCTTGATAACCTTCTACAAGAGTATCAGCAAAATCTGGTAATGCATCATATATTTTATTAAGAGCTTTATGAGCAGCATAAGATCCATCACCTGTTACTTTAAGATGTAGTTTATGAAAACTTGTTCTTGCATTCATAAGTTCTGAAACACATGATGCTACCATAGTATCTAAAGAACTACCTCCCACACCTGTATTAGGAGTAGGTTCTGGTTTAGCAGGTTCACTCTTAGGTTGTGTTACGGTAACCGTTGGTCTACTAAGTGTTTTAGTAGCTTCCGGATTTCTTTTTAAAAGTCTTGCTTTTTCTTCCATGTTAGTTATTTCTTTCAGCTCCTTCAGATCCTCTAGAGAATTGGTTTCCAGACTCAATATCTCCAGCTAAAATACTCACAGCCTCATCAATTATTAATTCAATTATGTCATCTTTAAACTCACACTGTACTTCAGCAGTAGACTGTATTCCTGTATATGGATCTACACAACCATTAATCTGGATTTTAATTGGTTGTCTGTAGTAAACAAGATCAGCTTGTTGTATAGTAAATTCTCCGTTAGTATAAATATTAACATTACCACCTTTAAGAGTAGCAAATGTTTCGGCCCACTCAAAGTTTGGTTGTTTAGATTTATCTCTTAAGAGTTGATTAAGATTACCTTCTTCTGCTAAGTATACAGTCATGCGTCTTTTATCACAGCATTCTTTACCAGCATATACATCTACTCTTTTCCATTGTAGGTACTCTACAGGTAAAACACTTGTATAGTAATATTCTTTGTTTACTAAACCTAAGTTAAAAGTATCTAATAAGATTTGTAAGTCATCTTTTCTTCTGGTAGATTGCTCATCACCTTCTTTAACTAAGTTAATACCATGCAATTGTCTTCTAGTCCATTCTACCTGAGCTTTATTAAAGCTCTCAACAATTTGCCAACACTCTATGTTATCATAGTCATTGGAATCCAACTTATTGAGACGTTGCTTCATCTTTATTGTTATGGTGCTATTTAGCATGTCTTATTTTTTTCTTTTTACAGAACCACCTTTTTTCTTTTGTGTATATTTAGATACTTGAGCTTCATAAGCTTTTCTCATAGGATTACTCATATCTTTATATCCGGAGTGTGACCCTCTTCTATTTTGAAGTTCTGATTTGCTATGTGGATTTCCACTAGAAGCATCTCCATAGTCTTGCCCATAAGTTAATTCATAAGCCTTATTTAAAAGAGGTTTATTTGAAGCAATATTTTTTGCTTGATACATAGTTGCAGCACTAGTATCAGCAGCGGTAGCTCCAGGAGTTTTCATATAAGATTGAAAGGGTGTGCCTCCATCTTGAGCTTTCTTCATAGATTTTTTAACTACAGCTTGTCTAGCTTCATTAGCTTTTCTAAAAAATGTAAGTGGGTTTTCTTTAGTAGTTTTTTTCATTTTATTTCTTTTTTGCTTTTGCCATTTTCTTAAAAGTCTTTGCTAATGTTTTAGCTTTACCTGTACAACCTGGTTTAGTTATTGGAGTACATTTACCTGCAGTACCTCTTCTTTTAATTGAAGCTGTAGCTTTTTGAATCCAGTTTTTATCCTTTTTCTCAGCCATGATTATTTCTTAACTGAGCCACCTTTTTTCTTACGCATACCTACAGATACTGTTCCTGTACCAGAAGAAGATCTTACTCTTCCTGGAGCAGGTGAATGTTGTACTGAAACTGATGCACCAAATTTAGCTTTAGGAGTTTCTTTAGCTTTTTTAGCAGCTTTCTTAGCTTTTACTTTATCAACAATAGCTTTAGCACCTATACCAAGCATACCAGTAAGAGCTGTACCTACACCAATTCTAGCACTTTTACCATCAAGCATTCCTGCTTTTACACACTCACCATTAACATCTCTATATCCTGGAGGGCATCCAGTAGATTTAGTTGAGCCACCTTTTTTAAGAGTTCTACCAGCATCAGTTTTAGGATCATTAGAATACTTAGGCATTCCAACAATACCCATTGCTTCACCCATTTTCATTTTTTTCATTTTAGTGTTTCCACCACATTGCATACATTTTGCCATGATATATATATTTTAACAGTTCCATTTTTTTAGTGAAAGAGCTTTTCTTGTAGGTCTTCCTTTTTCATCCTTCATAGGACCAGGCATCCCTGACATTCTACTACAAAAACTCTTGCGTCTCTTAGCATCTTTACTACCTGCTTTAAGTTTAGAAGGTTTAGTAGTTACAGCTGTCTGAAGTTTACTACCTGGGTTAGCTGCTCTATAAGAAGCTACTCCTTTAGCATTTAATCCTCCTGTCTTATTCTTACCTTCAGATCTTGTCCAAGCTGGTGTTTTTGCCATCACTTTTTCTTTTTAGTGGTTGCTTTAATCTTTTTTTCTTGCTTAAGCATTTCCTTAGTAGGTTTCTTTCCAGAACCTTTAGCATCACGGATGTTATTCCATAAAGAGTTCTCTACACCTAATTTATTTAATTTTTTCATACAGTTATATTTTTCCAAGTTTTACCTCTGTGTATATCTTTAATTGAATGATAACTTAAGTTTAATAAATTTGATACTTCTTTAGGTTTATGACCTAAGGCTAATTGTTTTTTAATATTAATTACTTGTTCTTCATTTAGTTTTGCCATTTTATGTTCTATTCCTGATTTCCAGTTTTTTGATAGTTTTTCTAAATGATGTTTTTTATAGTCACTGTTTTGCCAATTAATTTTTTGCAGCAATGCTTTTTGTAATTTAACTTCTTCAGTTCTTTTTATTCCCAGATTACTACCAGCAATTTTTGCTATATTATATGTAGGTAAAAAAGTATCTAAATAAAACTGTTCTTTTACAAGTAAATATTGTGGATCACATTCTTCTAAAATTTCTAATTTAAAATTGTGTTCTCCATATTTATTAACTGCACGTATCAACTTTGTACAAGATTTTTTATTTACTCTAATATGATTAACATGAGTGTAATATCTTTTTACAAAGTTTTGAGTACTTCCAATATAAAAATCATCATTGAGGGTGTTACTTATTTTGTAAATAACACCCTGACGACTTTTATTAGTCACATACTTTAAAAACTGTTCTTCTGTTAAATTTAACATAACTTTTAGTTTTTATCCCAGAGACCTCTCTGGGACACACTACCGTTTTTTCTTTTTAGCATCTCTGCCATTATCCTTTACTTGGTCTTGGCACAGATTTATTAGTACCTCCTACTCTACCTCTAGCTACTTTAGAAGCAGTAGCTTTAGGATTTACACCAGATTTAACACCTTTAGATCCAGCAGTTTTAGCTGCTTGTAAATTAGCGTTTAAACCCACCTTAACACCACATTTTTTATTTGTTGCCATAACTATTTTCTTTTAGATTTTACCATACCACCTTTTCTCATTTTTTCTTTTTTTAACTTATCAATGTTAGCATTCATTCTTTGTTCAGCTGTTGACAATTGTAATTCTTTGGGTCCTGTATATTCAATAGGACCAGGTCTTCTAATTTCTGCTTTGTCTGGACCAGCTTGAGTTTCTGTTTTAGCTGGAGCAGTTTTAGGTTTAGAAGTAGCAGATTGTTTATTGATAATAGCTTGTACTTTATCATAATCTGCTCCTAATGCAGCTTTTCTAGCAGCACCTGTACCATATTTACCGCTCATTACATCTTTTGCTTTTTGTTCAATAGATGTATTATCAACTTTAGGAGTTGTTTTTTTAACTTCAGTTTTTTTAACTTCAGTTTTTTTGGCAATAGGTTTTTTAGTTTCAGTTTTTTTCTGAGGACCTGTAAAACTTTCTTTAATGTTTTTTAAAGTGTTAGCGTTTCTTTCAGCAGGTGTCATTTTTGTATATTTTGGATCACTTGCTGGTATAGATTTTTTAGATTCTGTTTTTACTTTAACTGGTGTTGTTTTTTGTACAGGTTTTTTTGTATCTAACTTTTTAGATTCTGTTTTAGGTTTACTAGGTACAGAATATGTTTTAATTAAATCTTTACTTTGTTGTATAGCTTCTTTAGCATTTTTTGGTGCCATTGTTATTTTACTACCACCTTTTTTGTATTTTTTCATTTTATTTTATATTTAAGAGTTCCAATACTTTTCACAAGCGGCATTAAGATCTTTTAATACATCTTCATTCAAAGGATTTTTCAAATGCTCTACTACATCTGACACATTTCTTCCAAGCATTGAGCCTGTCTTAGTGTGGTAGATATAACCATCTGCCTTATTAACAATATACTTAAAAAAAACGGAATCTCTAACAATTGATTTAATTTTTAGTGTTTCCATATCCATTGCTGCAGTTTCTGTGAAGGATTTAGCAGCTCTTTCCTTATTGGTTTCTCCTCCATCACCACTAATATATCTATCCATGTTTTCATAGATAACATCTAATGGTGTAGATTTTCTATATTGTGTACTATTGATATCTACAACTTTTGCAATGTAGAATAACTTAGTACTGTTTTTGTCAAATAATTTTTGAAGTTCAGCTAATGCTTTGTTACGGAGTTTTTTGTACTCTGTTCTAACCATAACTGTTTCTTCTTCTTTATCTAAATAGAATTTAGGTGGTACTGCTCTTGCTCTTGCATCATCATAACTTTTAGCAATAATTGAGAACCCTCCTGCTTCTATAGCATGTAATTTAATTCTGTCATATGGATTTGTAGGATCTAAGTAAACCGGATCATTACCACATGCAACTTCAATCTTATTCCAAAATGTTGAGTTATCAGGTCTTAATAAAGTTACTTGATTCCAGAACATTGGATCTTCAATATCTAGTACATTAGCAGCTAATTCTTTTTCTAACTCCGCTACTGATGTTCTAATTTCTCTTACTCTTGCTTCTCTATCTTCAGCATTAAGTAATTTAATTTCTGGTGCAAATTCATTTAAACCAGTGATGTATCTTACTACACCGTTGTTTTCTAAACATGCAAGTTGTTCATGATGTTTTACTCCATCATAAAGACTCATGTTATAAGTTTCCAGACCCATGTTAGATACTGAACTATCAAAGAAAGGACGTACTGTAATAGCTGTTTTTCTAATACTACCGCGCCCGGTTTCTACCATTGTGAATTGTGTTTCCATTTTGTTGTTGGTTTATTTGTTGTTAGTTTATTTTTTTATTAAAAAAGCACAGAGCATCATTAATGACACTCTGTGCAATTTATTTTTTACTTAGAATGATCCACCAGTGATTGGGTTTCTCATAACAATTTTCAAAACTTTAGTTGGATCTTTAACCCAAATAGCTGGCATTGTTTGAGACATCATTACACGGTAACCATTGAATTGTCCAGAAGACTGGAACCCTTGTGTACGACCCATGTAATCCATAGTACCATTTTGATACCACCATTTCAATTGGTTATCCCAGCTTAATTTCAACAAGAAGATGTTGTCATTAGTATTATCAGTGATATCAAAGATAATGAATGAATAAGAAGATAATGGGAAACCATCAATGATTGGGTTCTCAATGTCATTAGTATGAACATTGTCAAATGCAGGGTTCAATACAAATTTAACATTAGCTAAGAATGGAATAACATAAGAAGTGTAAGCAAATCCAAAGTTCAAGTCCATACCTTTACCAGTGATTGCACCAATATCAGCAGCTTGAATTAATAAACCTGAAGATACTGCTTCACGTTTAATAGCTTCATTTACCATTCTCATTCCACCCATACCAGTTTGAACTACTAATGAGCGTTTTGGATCTGGACCTTGGAACTCAACTTTACCATTAAAGAAGTTGTAGATTTCTCCACGGAACAAATCTAATGTAAAGTTATTTTTATTGTATACTCTTTTGAAAGAGTTATCCAACTGTTTCCAAAGACCTACAGATAATCTAACATCATCTGGTCCATCTTGACGAACTCTACCACCATGACCCCACATTAAGTAAGTCTCAATGTCACTTGCTACTTTAGATAAGTGAGCAGATTCCATAGATGTCAAGAAAGTTCTTGATAAATCTCCATTATCAAATGCTTTTTTAACTTTGTCTTTACCTAATTTTTTGATCATGTCTTCTAAAGAAGTAATAGAAGGATCAATGTTTTTATCAAATGTTCTCCAGATCTCAGTTACAGGAACTGTACCATCTGCATTCATTCCACCTTTGATCATCAAGTCAGCACGGCTAGAGATAGAATAATGTACGTGAGCTTCAGCACCACCAACAAAGTTATAGAATTCACGGAATCCTGTTCTTGTTGTAATGTCAGAGAATCTTTCACCATACTCACCTCTTGCAGAACCTTTACGGAATACTTTAGTACCATTAGCTAAATACTTGTTATCTAAGTATTTGTAGTTCTCATTGTTAACCAACTGTACTGTATAGATATAAGCATCACCAAGTGGTAAGATATCTTCAGAAGGAACTACATATAACTCAGCTCCGTTGTATTTGTCATATGTAAAGATATCACCATGACCAAACTCACGTCTGCTTAACTTGATACGGAAGGTTGTACCTTCAATACCTTTAAAGTTGTTATCTGGTTCAATATCCTCAACAATGTAAGGTAAGTCTACAGACACTGGAGTCTGCCACTTATACTCACCACGAGCATTATCAACCATGATTACATTCTTGCCACCAAATGAAGACATTTGATAAAGTGGCATTTCAACTTTCTGAGCCATAGCCCATAAGTCTACTGGACCTAAATCCATAGGTTCAGCATCTTTCAGCATGTTAACCAAGTGGTATGAATCCACATGGGAACTTGCCTGATACGAGGTATCCCGGAGGAATATACCATTGTTTAAAACTGGAGTTGCCATTTTTATTATTTATTTAATTGTTACTATTTAAAATCTTCTAAACATATTAGTAGGTCTAGAAATTGTTTTTTGAGAAGGTTTACTTGATCTTGTACTAGTCTCTTCTTGAATAATTGAGTTAGTACTTTTTCTACCTTCTTCTGTTTTTAATTGTCTTACTGTTTTTTCTACAGCAGCTTTAGTGCCTTGATCTTTAATCTTAGCTTTATAACCAGTAGGATCAGCCAATAACCAAAGTGCTTCTGCAATAAGGTCATGTCTTGGTTCTACAAATTGATACTTCTCTAATAAGTGTCCTAACATATTTGTAGGTTTTCCTGATATAGATGGATAGTTAGGTTGTACTAAACCTGAATATAACATGTTCTGTACTTTCTTATCTAACTTAACACCGTCTAGTTCTCCAGTTACAAGTGTGTTATATACATTATCTGTATATGCTTTTGCGGCTTCAGCTTGTTGTTCTTTTCTTGCTTCTTGTTCTGCTAGTTGTCTTGCAACAATTTCTTCTTGCATTCTATCTAACTTAGGTTTGAACTGGTTAGCTTTTTGTTCTAATTTACCAAGGTCTGCCCAATCTTCAACTTCTGCTTCAATTTCTTCTACTGTTCCAAAGTTTGTAGCATAAAGATATTGTCTTGCAATTTCTGCTTGATCATTTTCATCTGCTGGATCAAGTTGTCTCATTTCTTCTACATAAGCAAGAGTTCTAAAAAGACCTTTTAAATCTTGACCACCATCTGCAACATATTTAGCTGCATACTGTAGTTCTTCAGGAAGAGAATTAAAAAACTCTTTAGGAGTATTTTTTTTAATTTTTTCTTCTCTCTCTTTAAAGTTAGCTTCTAATAATTCTCTGAAATCTTTAGTAGTATATTCTTCTAATGGTTTTTCATCATCAAATGGTATTAACTCACCATCTTCAATCATTTTAGTAGCAAGTTCATGTAAACCAGATTTATCAATCTTTGGTCTACCTTTATTACCTGCTTCTTCTTCTTGAACAATTAAGCCTTCTAATTCAGCAATAGTTTCTTCTACTTCTTGCTTCTTTTCTGCTTCTTCTTCTTTTTCTTCTTTAGTAGCTGCTGGTTTGTCAAAGAACGTAAGATCTGTAGTTTCTTTAGTAAACATAGATTTTGGTTTCTCATCTGCAGGTAACATAATATTATCTGCACCTGGATTACCAAATATCTCATCAATATTTACATCTACCTGGTCTACCGTTGTAGACTCTTGTACCTCATTGAGGTTTTTGGTTTCTTCACTCATTTTTGTTGGTTTTAATTTATAATTCAATATACTAAATAAACTTGATAAATTTAAAAGTTAATTACAACTTTTTCTGCATATATAGCTAACTAGATTTCTTTTTATCTTTTGAGTCTTTATCAAATTTGTTTTTATTAACTCTAGCTATTTCTAATTGTTTGTCTGCTATGTTTTGTTGCACTTGTAATTTTCTTTCTTCTAAGTTCATTTTCTGAGTATGTCTAATATTTTCATTAGATTGTTTTTCTCTTTGAAGATTACTTTGTTCTCTATATTGTTCAGTTTGTCTGATTTCTTTCATAGCATCTTGGTAATCATTTTCTTTATTTTGATTTATATCTACCATTGATCCCATACCCGCGGCTCTGATTTCAGCAACAAGAATATCTCTTTGTCTATTTTTTTCAGCTTCTAAAGCTTCAGCATCAAGTTTAAGTTTTTGTTGTTCAGCTTGAGCTTGCAATTGTTGTTCTTGCATTTGCTGTTGTTGTTGCATTTCAGCTTGTTTTTGTTCTTGTTGTTTTGCTTCAGAACTTTTTAATGTATTGTTTAACTCAGCAATTGAATCTGACTGAACTATTTTACCTAAGTCATAAACAGAAGCTCCAGTAGTATTATTCTGCATTGCCATTTGTTTTAACTGTTCTAGAACAGATCTATGATTTGCATTAGTACTACAGAAGATGTTTAAATCTCTCATTAATAAATCTGTACCATTTATTTGGAAGTTTACTTTTTCATCAGCTGTTGATGTATATGTTAATCTAGTAGATGGTTTTGTAGAGTTGTAATACTGAGCTAAGTCTGTTCTCATTTGATGCACTCTAGGCATTAAGTAATCACAGTGTTGAATAAAGAATACTTCTGTCTGTGCATAAGAGGCTGCAGCAGCTTGTTCTACTCCTGTAGCAGTCATCTGAGCAACTTGTTGACCCATTCTTTGTGGATTAACACCAATTACTTCATATGCCTGTTGTTTAAAATGATTAGCTAATTGTACTCTTGACATTAATCTTTCTGTCTGAGAAAGATCTAATTTCTGGAAATGATTAAAGTTTAATGCATTCTCTGTATTAGTGATAGATGTATCTAATGGTAACATCTGAAAATTCTTCATTGCTACATAAGCTTTAGCATAATTACCTTTACCCCAGTCTTCTCCTAATGAATGTCTAGGAAGAGAATTTTGATCAAGCATGATTACTGTACCAAGTTCATCTACTAATATATCAGCAATCTGATTATTAACAATATTATACCCAATCTGGTATGGTTTCATTAAATCAATTAATGCTGTAGATTTTGTATTTCTATCTGAAAATACAGATCCTTCTACTGGAAGTTTACAACCATAAAGAGAATTATCTCCTTTAAATTGGAATCTTAAAGGACCAATATGATTTTTATCTATACCTAAATACAATGGAGAGAAGCCTCCTGGATTATTCATACCCCAGAAACTTGGAATATTTGGTCCAATTTTAACACCACCCCATACTTCATTAATCCAAATCCAATCTATATGTTCTCCATATATAACATTGTCTTTGGTTCTATTTTTCATTAATCTTGTGTCATATATAGGATTATCCATAACTTTATAATCTTCAGTTACTATCTCAGTAATAACTTCACCATTATCGGCTACTTTAGTTAAGTGCCCAATTTTTCTTTGAGACTTCCAGTATACCGTAGTAACTCTTAATAAGTAAGTAGTACCTGTATCAATATAATCTTCACCTTCTGACAGAATTTGATTAACAATATCTCCACCATCTAAGACAGAACCATTCATAGCAGATGTATATTGTCTATATGCTAATGAAGGCATATTAGTATTCCATTCATGGGATTTAGTACCATCATAGAATGAACCATCATTTTGATAACCACCAATAGTATAACCAGCAGATCTAACAGGATATATTTGTTCTAAAGCTTCAACTTGATCTTCTGTCATTATATATCCATACTTATCAATTACATCAGCTACAGTCATCATATCTGTTTTACCGACCCAATGTGCTTGTGATATATATCTAGTATCTGGAGACTTGTGATAAAAAGTAACTACTGGATTCCATAACTCTACTTCATAATCATCCTCCATCATACGGAAATGCCAGAACTCTCTATCTGTAATAAGCATATCTCTGAACCCTCTTTCTTCAAGTTCTTCCATACCAAATCTTTCAACATCTACTTTATGTTGATGTGTAGCCCATTGTTCTACCATAGATCTATAATCTTTTTTGTAAAAAGATTCTATTTCAGGAAGACTCTTAAGTTTTTCAGGAGACAATTCTTGTTGTGCTTCTTCTGATTCTGGATCTAAACCTTGTTCTAATAAAGCAGCTGTTATTTTAATTTGTGCATCTGCCATTAAAACTTCTTCTACATCTTTTCTTTTTTGCTCTAGCATTTCATTATATGAAAACTCATCTACAGCTCTGTAAGAAAGTTTTGTACTTCTTTTAGCAAACTCTGCAACAAGAACATTTATTACATTTGGTATAATAGGATAGAACTTTAACTCTAAAGCAGACTGATCTTCTTTAGTAAGTACTTCTACAATATCTCTGTAATCATTATCTTCTTCTACTATATAGTCAGATTTATCTATAATACCTTTTGCAAGTTTATAGTTTTTCATAAGCCTGCGGGCATTTCTACGGATCTGTTTTAAACCATTCCATTCATACCAGTCTAAGTTCCAAGCTGCCCACTCATCATTTTTTTCTTTTCTTGGTAAAAATTGTAATGGTTGGGTAATACTACCCATTCTATTATATTCAGTCTTAGCACCCTTTTTTGCTTGTAAAGCATTTATAACTTGCATAATTTTTTATTTTAAATTTTTAAAGGCTGACCTGTTAGTTCCTTGTGAACCAGCATATCTTGATTTACCCATATGTCTAAACGGACTACTATTTAATTTAAACAAATTTTTAGACTTATCCAAATTTTTAGCAGTATCATCCATTATTGTTACTGTATTAAAACCCCTATTAGCTTGCTGTATTCTCATAAAAGCTACCAAAGCACAAAATGCTACCATTCTATCCACATTCAGTCCATCTGTATAAGCTTGCATTTCTTTAAGTAACATAGGATCCGGAATTCTTTCTATACCATATTTAGTTCTTACAATAGTACCATCTGTTTTAGTTTCTACATCTAATTCTTCTTTAGTATACTCTATAGCATAATTAAGAAGATGTTGTTTAAATAAGACACCTGTATTTTTCCA